GGGGTACTCAAGGCGGCAAGTGACGTCGACCATATCCAGCCACATAAGGGTGACTGGGGCCTGTTTTGGGACGAGGACAACTGGCAAGCACTCTGTCATCAATGCCACTCAGCCAAGACGGCACGCGAGGATGGACGATGGGGATAGGGCGGGTCAAATCTCTAGGACCGCCTAGCGCTAGACCGGGGGGTCGCCTTTTTTTGTAGTCGTGCGAAATGAAGTTGGTTTAACCAAAACGTCAAGACACTAGAATTGAGCCGCATTTTGCGGCTTTTTATTTTAGCGCGGACGAGCGACGGCTCGAAAGCAGCGCAATGTACGGAGGGAATGCCGCTTAAGCCATGGTAGGCCGTAAACGTAAGCCAACACATCTACATATTATCCAAGGCACGGCACAGCCATGCCGGATGAACAAAAAGGAGCCCACAGCCCCAAGTGAAGCTCCGAGTTCAGCAATTGAGTTGCAACCTCGCGCCTCATTCTGGTATGGCGTGATCGTTGGCCGAATTCAGGGGTTAGGCATCGCTTCAAGTGTAGATTCTGAAAATGTGATGCTTCTGGCGATCCGGCTAGCAGAAGTTGAAGAGTGCGATAAAGACATATCACTCAATGGTCGAGTTCTCTACGTGCGGGAAGTCAAAACTTATCGTGGCGCAGTAGTCTACGACAAAGAGGGCAAGGTGATAGAAACCGTCAAACCAGTGCCGAATCCAGCGGTAAGTCAAAGATCTGAAGCTCTTCGGCATTGCCAGTCATTACTCGCAGAGTTCGGATTGTCAGCCGCTACAAGAGCAAAGGTGTCTAGGTTGCAAGACGAAAAGCCTATCATCAACTCCTGGGAAGCCTTGAAATAATGCCCGATAAAAACTACGTAGCCATCGCCAAGCGATATGCCGAGGGAGTGGTATCGGGCAAAATCATCGCTTGTGAATGGGTCAAGAAGGCATGCCAACGGCAAATTGGCGACCTCAAGCGCTGGAGCAAGTCCGGTCCTTATCGTTTTGACTCGAAAAAAGCAAACCGCATCTGCCAGTTCGCGGAAGGGCTCCCGCATATCAAAGGCGAATGGGCGCGGCGTGGCGAGAAGCTCAAGCTGGAGCCGTGGCAATGCTTCGTCTACACGACGATATTTGGATGGGTTTCGCGTGAAAGCGGATTACGTCGCTTCCGGATCGCGTACCTTGAGGTTGCCCGGAAGAATGCCAAATCTACCATATCGGCCCCGGTTGGCATTTACATGCTTTGTGCCGACAATGAACCAGGTGCGGAAATATACTGCGTAGACCCTTCGGTGCGAGTTTTGTCGGGTGATTTCAGTTGGAGATCAGCCGGAGAAATGAGAGATGGTGACTCAATTCTCGCATTTGACGAATGGACGCCACCCGGGGCGCGTATCTATCGAAAACTTAGGTCCGCAATAATCACGAGCACAAAAAGAATCCAACAGCCATGTTGCAAGATCACCTTCGAAGATGGGCGCATTATCATTGCCTCAGATGACCACAGGTGGCTATCAGCAGAACAAGGCGAAGAATCAAGGCAATGGATAAAAACCAGAGATTTGCATCCAGGTTCGGAAATACGTGATCTTGGAATGCCATGGGACAATGACAATTCGCGTGAAGGTGGCTATCTGGCAGGCGTATTCGACGGAGAAGCGTGTTTCCATCAGTCTAAAAATGGTAAAGACGGCCAGGGGAGCGGATTCCGCATAACATTCGCACAGAAACCGGGTTCCGTGATGGATTATACGCTTGCGCTTTGCAAGTCAATGGGGTTCGCGGTTTCTCCCATCAGAACTCATTCATCGGGCGTAGACACTTTTGAAATTAGAGGGTTTTATAACTGCGCTAGATTCCTTGGAATTATTAGGCCAAAAAGATTACTCGAAAAAGCACTTAAATGGGCCGATGGCAAGCAGCCCAACCGTAGGGTTTTGAATAATGGTGTCCCCAAGAATGCAATAGTCAGGGCGATCGAATATATTGGAATGCGCGAAGTTGTTGCGATTGGAACTTCAACGAAAACACTGTTTGCTGAAGGATTATTTTCGCACAACTCGGCGGCTACGACACGCGATCAGGCAAAGGTGGTTTGGGAGGCCGCCAAGATCATGGTGGAGCGCGAGCCGGGATTGCGCGAGGTGTTCGGCGTCGATACTTCGGCGCACTCAATCTATCAGGCTTCTTCTGCAAGCAGATTCCAGGCGCTGTCTGCTGAAGGGAATAGCCTCGACGGCCTGAACATCCACTGCGGGATAGTGGACGAACTGCATGCCCACAGAACGCGGAAGGTATATGACGTATTGGAGACGGCGCGTGGCGCACGGCAGCAACCGCTATTGTGGCTCATCACTACAGCCGGCTTTGACCGCTCCGGCATCTGCTACGAGCAGCGGACCTATCTGACAAAGATTTTAGATAGAGTGGTCAATGACGAGACGTACTGGGGCATCATATATACCCTAGACCCAGACGATGATTGGCGGGACACGGCGGTATGGACGAAAGCTAATCCCAATTTGAATGTTTCGGTCTATGAGTCCGAGTTGAAGCCTCTAGCGCAAAAAGCTGCGTCCATGCCGAGCGCCTTATCGAACTTTTTGACCAAGCACATGTCAGTCTGGGTCAATGCCAGTTCCAATTTGTTTAACGTGACGCAATGGAACGAGCTTGCCAATTCTGAATTGACGCCCGATGAATTTATTGACGACCCCTGTTGGATCGGCTTGGACTTTGCGCCTCGCAACGACTTCACCGCCATCGTGCAGCTTTTTAAGCGCCAAGTTGACGGCGAGGATCACTATTACGTTTTCGCTCGGCACTACCTTTCTGAGGGGAAGATAGAGGAGGCCGAGAATTCCAGTTATGAGGGATGGGCTCGCGAAGGCCATATTACAACAAATCCCGGCAATGAAACCGATGAACGCATGATTCAAGAGGAATTGATCGACATTTGCCGCTATGGATTCCAGATCCGCGAGCTTGATTGCGATTATAGCCGCGTCCAGGGAATCCAGCATGTGGTCAAGGATGCCGTAGGGCTGCTGGATGAGCAGTTGGTCGATATTCCACAGAATCCCAAAAACCTATGTCCAGCAACCGAGCGCCTGAGTGCCCTAATTGCCAGCGGAAAGATTCACCACGACGGAGATCCCGTGCTGTCTTGGCAACTGTCAAATGTGGTAGGCAAGCCTAGGGGCAATTGGGGATTATATCCAGGCAAGGAGCGATATGAAAACAAAATCGATGGAGTGCAGGCGTTGCTGACGGCTTTAAGTCGCGCAATGGTGGGCGAGGTGGAGGAAACTATGGGGCCAATCAGGGTGATGAGCATCCATGCATAATAAACAGGGCTGGCTTAAAACCAAGATCCGCTCACTCGCGTTAAAATATGCCGGCGGAATCAGCTTTGACAGCGTCAGCGCCGGCTGGTATCTGCGCAACGGCTTTCCGAATATTTACAGCATCCTCACCGGGGGAATGCCCGCATGGTCAGGGGAGGCTGTATCTGTCGAGACGGCCCTCAATCACTCCGTGGTTTATGCCTGTACCAAAATCATCAGCGAAACGATCGGCTTTCTGCCGGCCATTGTGATGCAGGAAAAGAATGGGGATGTTCAGATTGCGCCCAAGCATCCCATGTATAACGCCATGAAGATGGGGCCGAATGAGGAAATCACAGCGCAGACGTTCTCGGAAACTAAAACGGCGCATTGTCTGCTCCAAGGGAATGCTTATTCGCATGTTATCAGACGTAGTGGAACTGGGACGGCTGTTCAGTTAAGGCTGCTTCTACCGCAGAACGTCTATCCTGACAGGGAAAGGAATGGAGGAAAGCGGCTCGTTTACATTGTCAGAGAACCGGGAACGGCGGATAAGACTTATACGCTAAATCCCGACAAGCCACAGGACATTTTCCACATTCGTGGTTTGGGATGGGATGGTATCCGCGGCTATTCAGTGATTACGATGGCTAGACAGTCAATTGGTTCCGCAATCGCTGCAGAACGCAACGTTGCACGCTTTTGGGCGAACGGCGGTC